AAAAATATCATGTGCGGTGCATCAGTCGACAACATGACAGTGCTATTTTTGTGGGCGTCACCCCGTCGCTAAATAACGACAATATGTACAATGACTACTTGTGTAGCTGTCCACAAATCATAGGTAATTCAGAACCTACAACTCATGCGTTATACAAACACAAGCAACTATTTTTATCTTATCCAACACATAGTTGCGGTGGCCCCCAGTATCGAAAGCCCCAAGGGCGGGCTTTTTGAAGCCGACCTAAAGGTCGAACTTCTCACGATACCACGCAATTCGCTCATCGTAACTCATAATTGGTCCAACGTACCCTTGAATTCCAGCGGCACGTGCAACCTCCTCAAGTTGCGATTTACGTAGCGTGTAGACCTCTCGGCCAAATTCAAAATACTTCAATGCAACATTTTGAATTGCTTCAGCACTTGATTGTTCCATGGTTAAAACCTTAGACTTCAAATGAGTATGCAACATTTTAGCAATTGAATCTTCCTCCACAGGAGAACGGAAAAGTTCCAATTCATCATCCCATACAGCATAATGCTTCAAGAAAGAAGCACTTTGTAATTGAATAAATGGAACAGATGGTGCATCCTTATCAGCCATTGTATAAGTAATACCAACTTCAGCAAGTTCCTCTGCAATTGCAGTATGATTAAAATCATCAAAACCTTTTGCAACAGTCATGATGTTATCATCACCATAAGTCATTGCTGAAACTCCACTAGCAAATGGTGGAACTCTCCACCATCCCTTCTTCTTAGCAATTGCATACCAACAATAACGTAAATACAAGGAATTCACAAGACTGTTAATAACAACTGTCAAAGGATGTCCAGATGGATTTGATCCCATGAATTGAACCAACGTTCCAAAATAATCATAAGTGGGATAAGAAATCTCAGTGGCAATGCCACGCATAATAGTGAGATCATCCTCATCATAATTTCCACTCCTCTCTGCTAACCAAATCAAAAGTTTAAAAGCAAAAAGCATAAATTGAGGGCTCATACGTTCATCAAATTTACCATAATCACCAGCAATAGCTCGATCCCAACCATGTTTGCCAATATGTTCAAATAATTCTGTCCATTCTGGTGATTGAACAACCGTTCCAACAGCACATTCAGAAATTGTCTTATTCCTCTGCACCAAAGCAGCAAGAGTAAGAAAATATTTACGAACCAACATGACGAAAGGCATGTTTGCAGCTGCAAATACACGCACTTTATCTTTACTCATTTTAGTTGGTTCATCCTTCAATGAAGCTTTAAAGATGGTATTGATTGACTTACCAGCCAATAATTGTTTTTCCATCTTTTCAATTTCCTCCAAAATCATAGGATCAACATCACGCGGGCATGAAAT